ATATTATAGATTTGGTTTCATTAGAAACAAGTGGAAAATTAAGAAAGTCAATAATAGAAAATTATAAATTAGATGGTTTTAATTTACCATATAATGATAAATTTATTTATGTTTGCAGTTTAGATTCTAGTGAAGATAAAACGTTATCTAATCTATATAAACAAGTGTTGGCAACTGGAAAACCATATTATAGGAAAACATATATAGATAATAAAATTATATATGAATCCATGAGAAATATATATGAAAAAAATATAGAAGAAAATAAAATTCTAAAATATGTAGAATCAACTCAAATTTCAGATAACTTATCTATGAATAAATTACTAGGTATAGACTTAGTAGGAAAATTCTCACAATGGAATGAAAATACAACCCTAGAAACTATATATAATAAAGCAAATCAACTTCAAGAATTTTATATTAGTAGTGAAAATAATCATAAAAAAGTTTTATAGTCTCATTTATTTTTATTATATTAGTTATATACAAAAAATAATTAGGTTATATGAACAAATTTAACAATCTTCACGAACTATTCTTATCTGAACTACAAGCACTAAATGGCTTTGGAAACAGTGTGAGTAGTAACGGCACCAACCAAACAGAATTATTATTTAGATCTTTTGAATTAACAGATCCTACAAAATTAGGTATCGGTTTTGCATCTAGAAAATTTAATACGAATTATGCTGTTATGGAATTTTTATGGTATCTATCTAGAAATAAGAGGGTAGATAATATTGGTAAATGTGCTAATATTTGGCTTAGAATACAAGACGGCCAAAATGAAGTGGAGTCTAATTATGGTAGTTTTATTCTTGGAGAACAATGGAGTTGGATTAAACAGGAATTAACAAAGGATAAAGACTCCAGACGATGCACAATAGTAATAGGTCAACCATATCATAAAACTAAAAATTGGCATGATATTCCATGTACACAATATCTTCAGGTATTTATAAGAGAAAACAAATTACACCTTGGAGTTAATATGAGAAGTAATGATATTATATTCGGTATGTGTAACGACATATTTAATTTTGCATTATTTCAGCAACTAATGTTAAATGAGTTAAGAGAAATATATCCAGATCTAGAACTAGGTTCTTATTATCACAGTGCTGGTAGTTTACATTTATATGAAATGCACTATGAAATGAAGGATAATATACTTATGGATGCATCAAAACAAGTACAACCTAAATATGATGAGCAATGGATATTAAAACCAGAAATAACTATAGATTATATAGATAGGGAAAAGATATTTTTACCTCAAAAAAGTATGGAAAAATTAGAGCTAATAAATTTTACAAATAAACAAATAAAAAAATTATTTATATGAAAAAGAAAGAATCAATACTGAAAAGAGCTGATGAAATAATCAGTAATAGATCAGAAGAAAAGGAGAGAAGGTATGGACCATTTAGCGAAGGCATGGAACGAGCAGCAAAAATTGCAAGTGGGATGACTGGAAAAGATTTAATTGCAGAAGATATTTACGCAGTTTTAGTTGCATTAAAATTATCAAGACACTCGTACAATTACAGAGAGGATAATTTATTAGATGCAGTAGCATATTTAGGTGGATTAGATAATTATATTAAGGAGAAAAAATAATGAAGATAAGTAAAATTAGAGACGTAAAAACCCCAACAAGAGCAAATTCAACAGACGCAGGTATAGATTTCTTTATACCAAATGATCACGTATTCAGTTACTTAACACCAGGAGAATCTGTATTGATACCATCTGGTATAAAGGTAAACGTACCAAAAGGTTTTGCACTAATAGCATTTAATAAATCTGGAGTTGCAACAAAGAAAGGTTTACATGTTGGTGCATGTGTAGTAGATCATGGTTACCAAGGAGAATTACATTTAAACTTAACTAATGTTAGTTCACAAGATCAAACTGCTGATGCTGGAGATAAAATAGTTCAGTTTGTATTATTACCTTTAGGTAATCCAATAGTAGAATTAGTAGACGAACATAATTTATATGAAAGTGTATCAGACAGAGGAGAAGGTGGATTTGGTTCATCAGGAACAAAATAATATGATAACATTAACAGACAAAATTCAGGATAAAGGTATTAAAATAGGTATTGACGGACTATCTGGTACAATATCAAAAAGAATATCAAATCACAATGGAGCTTGGGCCCACAAGGTAATGAACCAATGCATAAACGCAGGATACACTGACGTAACAATTTTAGATAAATCTGAAAAGTTAAATAACTATGATGTAATCATACTGTATATGGGTATAAGTTTTGAAGGTACTCTTAATTTATTTGGAGGGTTAGGCGATGATTTTTGTAAAAAACTCATCCAGTTAGAAAGTTTCCCCGGAAGATTATTATCCCTACAACACGAAATGCCAGATCTAGTAGATATGGTTTCAAAAAGGCTTAAAAATAGTTCTACTTCTCCATTTGCCCAGATAATAGATTTAGAAGAATTACAAAAAGCAGTAGATAAAACTGAAATGTTTGACAGGGTAGAAAAAACTACAAAATTATGTTTTGGTGATAGTCATTCTTTTTCAATGTATCAACCTGGATATATGACCAGTAGAAATGATGGTTTAACTCTTTATTCTGTATTAAGAGATGGCTTAAAGGTTAAAATCATGGAAAAGTCTGGAATAAATACTGACGATTTAACCCATTTAACATTCTATGTAGGCAATATAGATATTAGGCATCACCTATGCAGAAGAGAAACAACTAATATGATGAAGGCTACTGAAGTTATGGTAGAGTACTTGGCAGATCAGATAAATTGTTTAGGTATAAAAAATGTTGAATTGGTACATGCTATACCTATTGAAGATGAAAGTAGAAAATTACCTAAAACAGGATACTATAAAGATACTCCATTTTATGGAACATGGGAACAACGGTCAAAGGTTGTACAGGTATTTAATGATACTATAGATTCTGTTTGTGAAACTCATGGATGGACAGCAAGATCCTGGCCTAAAGAAATGTTAAATGAAAAACAACAATTATCTTTTGATGCAATGGAAAAACCAAAAAGTGTACATGTCAGTAGAGAATTTTATAGGTGGGATATGGAAAATAATTGTGAAAATAAATATCATAAAAGTGAAGTTTTTTTATCCTAGCTTAGTATTTATTATGAGAAAATTAAAGGTGAAATAATTTTACCGATTGAAAAATTTTTATTATATTATATAAAACAAATAACAATTAAGAAGAATTAAAATGGCAAAGAAAAACAAGAAAATTAAAGTAGGAATTATCGGAGCAGGAAACTGTGCAACATCTTTAGTTGAAGGCGTTCAATATTACGCTGAACATACTGATGCAAAAACTGGAGTAATGAAAATGGACATTGGTGGCTATTTAGCTGGTGATGTCGAATTTGTAGTAGGATATGATATTGATGAACGTAAAATCGGTTTACCATTAGGAAAAGCTTTGAGACAGAAACCAAACTGCTCATGGAATATTGTAGATACTATTAAATCTACAGCTCCAGTATTTGAAGCCCCTGTTATTGACGGTTATGCTGGACTTATGGATAATTATCCTGAAGAAAATAGATTCTTAGTTTCTGAAAAGTTAAGAAATTCTACAGATATGAATAGAGTATCTTGGACTCCTAGATTGGAGAGAAAATGGAAAGATAAAGTAATTAAAGAATTAAAGGCAAGAAAAGTTGAAATATTAGTTAATTATTTACCAGTAGGTTCTCAAAAAACTACAGAATTTTGGGCTGAAATTTGTCTAGAAACTGGAATTTCTTTTGTAAATTGTATCCCAGTATTTATTGCTTCTGACCCTGTATGGGAACAAAGATTTATCGATGCTGGAATTCCATTAATTGGAGATGATATGCGTTCTCAATTTGGTGCAAGTATCGTATCTCAAATGCTACAAGAATTAGCTTTTGAAAGAGGTCACCATGTAAAAGCTCACATTCAAAGAAATGTAGGTGGTAATACTGACTTTTTGAATATGGAAGATAAAAATAGATTAGCTTCTAAGAAGATTTCTAAAGAAAATGTTATTAGAGCGCAAAATGAAATTAGAGGTATTTCAACTAATGATTCATTCTTACATGCTGGACCATCTGAGTATATTCACTTTTATGGAGATAACAAAGTTGCAAACTTTAGATTAGAGCTTGAAGGATTTGGAGGTTCTCCAGTATTATTTGATGCTCAATTAAGTGTTCAAGATAGTCCAAATTCTGGAGGAGTAGTAATTGATGCACTTAGATATTTGAAAGTTGCTAGAGAATTAGGAGTTGTAGGAGCATTAAGAGGTCCTTCAGCATTTACTCAAAAAACCCCACCAGATCAAATGATGTTTTCAGATGCTATTTATGAATGCACGGAGCTAGCTAATAGAAGACTGACAGAATCTACATCAAAACAAATGAACAAGGTAAAATCATAATGAAAGTAAATGGATTTGATATAGATGGAGTTATTCATTTAGGTAATGGTATATGTGGAGTAAGACCAGGACCAAATGATATTATTATAACTGGTAGAAGTTACGAAGAAGAACCAGAAACCAAAGCTTTTTTATTAAAACATGGTATAACAAACAATGTTTACTTTAATCCTTTGCCATTTAACCAAAAAGGCAGAGAAAGTTCAGGTATACATAAGGCAAATACATTAAAGTTTGTAAAGAATGAAGAAGGAATTGATGTGCAGTTTTTCTTTGAAGACGATGAAGTTCAAAAAGCAGAAATAGAAAAAACTTGGAAAGGCAAGGTTATTCATGTCTCACACGATTTTACAGAAAAAGAAAATATAAGACATCTAGAGGATTTAGATGAATAATATTTTAATACAGCCTGGAAGTACAAAGGACCAACTATTAAGAAATTCTATAGATTGGGATATCTTAAAAGACTATGAATATTTTGTAAAGATGGTTAATACACGAACGCTTTTTCAAAAAGGAATAGTTGATTCTTACAATCCAACTGACCCAGCATTAGGATTAGAAGTAGAATATTTTCACCCATCAATTACAGCAGATGATAGAATGATTTATATTATGGAAAATATTGTAACTATTCCTGGCCTCAAATGGCAAAATGTCATAGGTAATACTATTATCTCTCACTTTTACGGGGCCAGAGGCGTACATAATGTTTTAACTGGAATTGATGATAATAAAAAAGCACATATAGACTTTATACTTCTTGGAAAAGAACAATTAGCATTCAAAGAAACAGGAGTAGTTGGAGAATATACAACAAAACTTAGAAAAATTGCAGTATCTGCCAAAGAAAATAAGCAAAGGATTTGGGGTACAACTGAATTACATACAAGTATTCAAACGGCTGGACGAAGGTTTGTTAATGAATGGTATTTAGGAAATGCAAGGCACGATGATAAAGGAACATGGTCTAATGTATCTGAATGGATAGCCTCTTGGACACACAGACCTTCAGGATATAATTCTAAAAAGACAGTTATGACTGGTATGAGAGAATCCAAAGACCTCCATGAAGGATTCCTATATCTTACAGGTGAAAGCATGATTGGAGATTACTATGGATACCATTGTTCTACATCTAATTCAGTAAATCCTAAATTAAACTTTAGTCATGATTCTAAATTTGTAGCTCCTGGACCAGGAGCATGTGAAACCCTTGAATTATTGTTTCCAAATTTATCTAAAAAAGACGTACCTTTAGGTGAAAGGGTTGTTTGGATAAGAGAAAATCAAAAGGAAATTTTAGATATAGAATTCCACAAAGAATTATGGAACCATACTACTGAAAACGGTATTAAAATATTTGAAGAAGAACAAGACGAATTAAAATCTTATGGTACTGAAGTTAGTCTTTGCCAATATTCTGTATATTGTAGATTAAAAGCTAACCCCCATCTAATTAAAAAGAGAAAGGTTGCAAGAGTGACTACAAAAAAACAAACTCCTGAACTATTATTTGAAAAAATGGAAGAGGTTTTAGTTGGTGAAAGTTGTAAGGTAAAAATGATTAA